AACATCTTGACGAGCAACTTTGGGTAGCATGAACCCAAGTTTGTCTTTGGCATCCAAAATGCCCATAACTTTTTGAACTCTGTACTGTTGGTACTGTTCAGGCGTCATGTTTTGAAGTTGCTGAATGTCTGCTGACGCACCCTTCATGTCAAAAATGCCGTTTTTTACGCCCTCAGTAATTTTTTGAATAGCGTCTTGAGGTGTTGAAGCAGACCCAACAGCATTCCAAGCAAAATTAAGTTTGTCGTTTTTAAGTTTAAATTCTTTTTCTTCTGTTTCAACGCCAGTTTTTTTAATCAAACCACGTTCTTTTTCGGTAGCCAACAATTTGGTTTGGACATCAGGAATCAAATACGCAGCGTTAGATGCAGCCAAATTTCTTAACAAGGCTTGATTATCAACAGCGCCAGTTTCAGGATTAAGTGATCTTTTATATACGTCAGCCAACACATTTTGTGATTCTTCTTGTCTTCTAGCAGCGCCAAGTTGAAACTGCGCCAATGCGTTTTGATTTTGTGCGTTTTGAATAGCTGCGACTTGGCCATACTGCGCCAACGGATTGGCCAATTCAATTTGCCTAACGCCAAGAGCAATGTTTGGATCGAGTGCCATGTTTATTCCTTATCCACCGTACATTTGTCGTTCAAGGTCTGCATTTGACGGGCCGCTATAACCGCCGCCACTACGCAACGCGTTAAGCAATGCGTTGCCTTGTGTGTAATTTAAGTATGTGCCCAAGCCGCCAGTCAAAGCGTTGGCCATACCAACTTGGCCAGCCGCTTGCGCTGCGCCAGCGCCAGTCATTAAATTGCCAGCGGCATTTGCATAGTTTTGGCCTGCTTGACCAACTAAGTTAGTAGCGGTTTGACCAATACCAGCCAATGCCGCTTGACGGTTGTACAATTGATTTTCACGCGCCACGTCCGTGTTGTAGCCCGTTAAAGCGCGGTTGTATGCGTTGCCAAATTCTTGCGAACCCATCTCTTGACCGTAGCGTTGAGCTGCTCTTAAAGCGCCGCCAGAAATCAACCCACCACGGGCGGCGGCTTGGCGGTCAAGCGCTTTTTGGCCTTCAGACAAACGGAACGCATAACCTGGGTCAGCTTGATAATCGCCTGCGCCAAATCTAAACGCACCAGGCACATTGCCTGCGGTGCGTTGCAACTCCGCTAGTGCGTTATAGCCAGCTTGACGGTAAGGTGCTTGGTCTTCGCGTGTTTGTTCAAACTGACTTCTTTGCACATCAGCGGCTTGCTGTGCTGCACCGGCTTGTGTTTTAGCTGCGCTTTTTGACGCAGCTGCGCCCAACAATGCGCTGCCTAGAATTGCGGTTGCGGTTCCTATTGCCATGACGTGACCTCTTTGATAAATGTGCGCTCCATTGGCCTAAAGCCAGCGCGGACGTATAGATTTTCCATCTTTTTTGACCGATTGTCTTCTAATGCAATCATAAATAATGCAGACGCATCTTTATCTTTTGCCCATTGTTCAATCTGCTTAAACATCTGACCGCCAGCGCCGCTCCCACGGGAGGCTGGAGTTAGCCACCACCATAACTCTTGCACGACAAGCGCCGAAGGATTGAAGTAAAGGGGGTATACAAGAGCGCCGCATATACCGACAACTTCTTTTTCAATCTCTGCAAGCCAGATACCAATGCTGTCGTTTTGTAGCGACGACAAATAAAACTGTGAGTAGCCAGGCACATCAAAGCCAATCGACCCGTGCATTGGAGACGCGGCGTGGAATGCCTGCGCTAACTTAATGTACTCAGGCAGATCAGCTTCAGTGGCCTTGCGAACAATCATTAGGTCACCTCACGCCCAGAAACGCGAATGTTGATTGCGCTGGCTGTGCCTGCAATTGTACTGATAAAGTCGCCCACGCCAAGCACTTGGCCAACCAGTTCAGGGAAGGTATAGACCTCAGACGCTTGCAAGGTCTTGGTCTTAGTAATCAAGTTGGTGTTGCCAGCAGAGCCTGCGGATGTGACCAAGTTCACGCTGATCGTGGCGGCAGACGCGCTGATATTTGTGGCGGTGAACTTGTCAATGATGGCCGTAACGCCAGTCGCTGTGTACTGGGTTGTTTGGGCGTTCTCGGCATACTTGGCCGGTACGAGGACTTTGACGGTGACTGTCATGGTTTACTCCAATAAGAGGCAGTTGTTTGCGGCTTGTTGCATGATGACCCAATTTGTGCCGTCAGACACCATTGTCGCCCAATTTCCTACAACTGCCAAGAGGATTGCTGTGCCAGCACTGGTGCTGTCGATTGGCACAACGTTGCTAGATGCAGACACCAAGGTCTGTGCCTGCATGTTCTTAAAAGTCAGATACCTACCAGTCCATGCGCTTGCCGTGGGTAGAGTTACCGTACAAGTCGAGCCTGACTTGTTATTGATAAGCCAAGTCTCATTGTCAGCTACCGTAAAGTCAGCCGTCTTGGTAACAGGCGCTGATGATGCGGCGTTAATGGCGGCAGTGATAGATGCAACGTCAACAATCGGCTGAACCTGCAAAGCCTCAATCTGCTTTTGCATCTCAGCCGTCTGGGCTACCAAGGCCGAGCAACAGTCACCCAACACGTCAGGCTCTGTTAGGGTAACTACTGGTGGCAGGGTTTGCAGTTCTTGATTGACCGACAGCAAAGCGGCATCGTAGGACGCAATCAAGGATATTGAGTCAGTGCCAAGGTTAACGTCATCAACAACATTTGTCGCAATGTTGTTCAGCGACAGAAAGAACAAGTACCAAGCGCGGTCAATTAGATTCGTGCGAGGGTCAATCAGCGGCACTCGCGGCGGCGTGATCGGCGTTGGCGTAGCGTTAGGGCTAGGCATTCGTTGGACTCAGCATAAGTTCTGCGCCCATGATTGCAATTTTCACAGGGTCAGTAGCCGATATTTCATAGACGCGATCTCGCAGTTTGACAGTCATGCCAAGCCGCCGCCAGATTACACGTTTGTAATATTGACCAATCTTGCCCATGGATGCCCAATGCTCGTTAGACCATGTATGACCGCCATCGTCTGACCACCGAAGCATGACTTGAGGGTCTTCGCCTTGGCCAAGGTTTAAACCCACGCCAGACTCGCAATCGAGTTGCATCATGTGCTGCGTTGTACGTTTGAGGGTGTTAGTGCCGGTTGGCAATGCACGCCAAGAGCGCAGCCACTTTTGAATGCTACCGTTGTCCGAATAGTCATCTAGATCAAACGCATAGATGTTGCCGTTCTCAAAGTCGCCCACAACAATCTTGTTGTTAAACGCCATCTGGCAGTTACTGCGGTGGCGGGTAAATGCGCCATCGACAAAGCCTGCACGCTCATGCCATGCTTGCGTTGCCGCATCGTAAACCCACGTTGTATTGGCGGTAGGGAAAATCAACACATAAAAGCTGTGGCCGTCTTGCTGATAGGTGTAAGCAATAGCGTCCGACATGTCAGCGTACTGCTGGATCTGCCACTCAACAGCGTGTGTGGAAATGCGCACGCCGGTGTAGCCATTGGCGCGGTAGACGATACCTTGGCCACGGCGGTCACGGCCAAGCCAGAACAAGCCGTTGTCCATTTTGGCTATAGAGTAGGGGGCAGCGCACCCTAACTCGTTAAACGCGCCTTGGATGCGCTGGAGTGGGAAATCTGTAGCGCCAGAGTCGTACCAGACCTCAATCGAGTTAGTGCCAAAGGCCCAGACTTCGCGGAAGTTGGACACAACGGCAAGCAGGCCGTCAGGCGAGCCTTCGGTGCTGACAAACTCAAGCGGGTCAATGGATGTGCCGTCCAGTAGCTGTGTCACCCACATTAACTGGCTGTTGGGCTGATTGAACACAAAGTAGCCATCCAGATAGCACACTGTCACAGCACCAGGGAAGTCAGGGTCAGTGATCTGGCCAAAAGCGTTTGTGGTGTTGTTGTAGATGTAGCTGGGGCCATTGGCCGCAATGAACAATTGCGTGCCGTTGTCAGCCAGACTGACAGGGCCAGTGCCCGCCACCGTGCCGATCAGCGTAGGAACGTAGGCGTTGTTGATTTTGTAAAGCTGAGTGCCAGACACCACAAAGCCAACACCATCGTTAGCCGAGAACGCCCACAGACCTCGGATCGGGCCAAGGCCAACTGTCGAGAGTAGTTTTAGACCAGGGGCGCGGTTCAGGAACGCAGGCTCTTTACCGGCCTCGGGGACAATCTCTGGAAAAAGGTTGACCATCCGAGCGTCTGCTGCATTGACGCTTCGGGTGACGTAAGTGGAGCCAAGAATCGGCGTCTTCATCAATAGTTACCGGCATAGATGTTGAAACGCTGGCGGTTGGCCACCAATGCGTAAGGCAGTGCCATCACGTCATCTGGGTTGTTGATGCGCTTCAGATCACGCTTGGAAGTCATCGCAATGCGCTGCACTTGTGGACTTGGCTCAACGCCAAACTCAGGCGCAAACTCCATGGCCAAGTTGTATGTAAACGCACGCAGATAGCCTGGTGGGTAGTACAAAACCGTGGACAAGTTGGCAGGGTTGTTCAGCTCTTCAACCGACACAAAGTGAAACTCTAAAACTTGTGTTGGCCGAGGGTAAAGGTATATCTCAATGTTAGGAAACGTCATGTTGACCCACATCACTTGCGGGTATGTAGACGTTACGGTCTTAACAGCAATACCGTTGTACTGCTGTTGGTTAATCATTTTGATGCCATACGACACGCCGTTGGGCGCTTTGAAGTAGGTGGCATCGTCAAGCAAGATAGGGCGGTTGCCTATGAAGTCACCAGTCGGGCCAAGGGTGCGGCTGATAAGGCTTGAAGGCCATGAGAAAATTTGATCTTGCGTGGAGAACACTGACAGACGCTCGGTTTGCCAACTGTCGATCATCTGGTTGAGCGCCATCAAGGCGTCTTGAGACGTAGCCGCTGAAGGCGTCTCACCTTCGGCAAGCACACCGAGAAGCCTAAGCGCACGTTCGATTTGTTGGCCAGCGGTGTACGTTGTCATGCTTAAACCTCTTCAGTAATCACTTTTCTACGGCGCTTAACTTCCAGCACGTTTACAGGAGCCGCTTCAGGTTCAGAAGGCGTGTCTGGATTATAGCGAGTCCAGCCATTTTTTTCATCTGCTTCGACTTCAAGTTCCATTGTGGCAACTTTAGCACCGTGAACAGGGTGAAACATTGTAATGTTCATATTAGAAAGGGGGTGATTAGCCCCCTTTTGGTTAGGTTGCGCCGTGGATGATGGCGAAATTGATAATGACAGCTTCTGAGTAAGAAGTTGCCGCAGTCAAATTCCGCAACGTAATCAAGGCAGAACCACTAGCTAAATAAGAAACGTAAGTGGTGTAAGCACCAGCAGCGCTACCAGTGGTATTACTAGAGACGTTCACAATGATTGTGTCGTTAATAGAAATTGCGCTGTTAGTTAAAACAAACGACACCGCCGCACCCGCTGCCAAAGCTGCGTCGTGCATTGTGATGCGGCCAGCAGACTTGTTCAAAGTCACGCCAGTCGATTTGCTAGTTGCTTGTGTCACAGTTCCTTGTGCGCCAGCTGCATAACCAATTTCTTGGCTTGCGTAGCAGGTAGTAAATTCGGGGTCGCTATACGCAACACCTACCGCTTGGGTATTTGATGGCATGATGTTTCCTTTAAAAATGGGGGCTGTTTAGACCCCCATTTAATTTAGCCCGCAATGCGGTACAAAGTCCAAGAACCATCGCC